CTTACCAAAGTCACCCGCAATCATGCGATCTTCTCCAAACTGGGTGAGATACTCGTGAATGAGTCCCCATTCAGCAGATTGGGTAACTGTACCTGGGCCGGCTTCAAATACTATCTTGTTCTTTTGAACAAGGCGGACAAACGACAATAGATATTTGCGTACGACCAAGCTCCAATCAATAGGCGCTCCTGTGAAAAGGCGCGTCTTATGGATCTTGCATTTCCGAAGTGGTGTTGCTTCATCTTTGAGATGTCCAGTAAAAACTGGATAGGCCCGTTTGCCTTCTTCATAAGTAGCTTCAATAGCTCTCACTCTCTCCCAAATTTCTGGTTCGAAGTCAACCCCATCAGGATGTTTCTCACTCTTCGCAGAGAAAAGAAACTCCTTCTTTGTTTTGGACCATGGATGGCCCATGGATGTTCCCTTGGAGATGGCATCAATATACTTAACTCCGGGTAATCCATTGACGGCAGCCATATCAGACAGAATAACAAGCTCACACTCCCAATCCTGTGGCAAACCGTGCAGAATGTCCCTAACATAACCATCCACACACTCACGCAAAATTGCTTTATTGTAGGTGCTTATGGGTTTAACCATTTCAATGACGTTCTTACGCCATGGTTCATAACCACGCATGGAGGGTTTGCCATAATTGTTCTCAACGTTGTAGATAGCCAAAAACTCATCGTGCAACGGAGTAGGACAAACTTTACTGGTTGGGCGAGGTCTGAAACCAACAAAAGACCCATACACATTGAGATGTGCTTCATCAAAATAGCGCACTATACTCTTGTGGTGTAACTCAGTAAGAGCATGAGTCCTTGTGGAACAACTAAGTTTGGGTCCATCGCCCGCCTGTACTACCGGTCGCTTCGATATACAAGCATGGTGACACAACTTCTCTATTTGCTCTCTTTGAATAACAACAAATCCAATGTGTCTATCCTTACCTAGAAAGTGGAGACCCGCCAAAACGGCTCCACGTGGCGTCGTTGCAATGAGCAATGATCCACACATTCCAGATTCAGTCTCAATGGTTGACGCTCCAGTGACAACGTCAGTTACGTCCCAAAGATTCAACAGGGAAACACATATCGCGTTTTAAAGCGAAAATAGGATTGTTGATGAGAGTGCCATCCTCTTGGCGAATAATTTCCAGGCCAGACGACCAAACAAGGTTTTTGTCTGCCCAGAAAGGAGAAATATCGCGGAAAGGAGGCAAGCCATTGACTTCAAACATACATAGATCGGTTTCATCGGAAAATGAAACATCATCCCGAGTGATCGTAAACGTAATGTTTGAGTTGACAGAGAAATGGTTGTTTGAGCGCACCACAGTCACTTCAAAGTGATACCCATCATCCTTGAATGCATGGGCATTTGTGATGCACTG